GGGTGCTAATCCTTATGACGCAGGACTCTTCTACTGCCCATATGTTCCTCTCCAAATGGTTCGTGCCGTTGGTGAGAACACCTTCCAGCCTAAGATCGGCTTTAAGACCAGATATGGTCTTGTCGCTAACCCATTCGCTGAAGGTGCAGATGTTGGTCAAGGCGCTCTTACCCGTAATAAGAATGCTTATTACAGAAGAGTTAGAGTCAACAACCTTATGTGATCTCGATTCACATATCTATCAGACCCCCGAAAGGGGGTCTTTTTTTATCTAAATAAAAGTAAAAAGAATGAAAACATTCAAACAATTTATTAATGAAGCAGTAGGAGATCCAATAAATCCAAATAGCCTGTTTAAACTTAGTGATCCAGTAGTACAAAAAAATATACAATCTGCAATGAGACCTGCTGGTCCACCTCCTATAAATTTATCAAAACCAAAAAAACAAACTCCAAAATCAAGTTCATCTTATGCAGATAGATTTGTAAAAAGAGTTGTTGGAAGCACAATGTTTTCCCCTTTATAAAAAATAATGGCAACTTCTCCTTTTAATAAACAATTATCAAATAGAAATTTTTTATCTCCAGTAGGATTTGAGTTTTCTTTAGCAAAATATCCAAAAGTTTCATTCTTTTGCAATTCAGCGAAGATTCCACAAATAAAACTACAAACTGTGGTGCAATCATCATATTTAAAACAACTTGATATACCAAGTGATCAATTAGATTATTCAGATTTAACATTAAGATTTTTAGTTGATGAAGAGTTGGTAAATTATGTTAGTATTCATAACTGGTTAACTTCATTAGGATTTCCAGAAACTGCACAACAATATGCAGATATGTTATATGAGGATCAAGAAAGAGATCCTTTAAACTTTTTTAGTGATGGCACTCTTACAATTTTAAATAGTAACTATCGACCACAAGTACAAATAAAATTTAAAGACTTATTTCCAGTTTCTTTAACATCACTCGATTTTACTGCAACAGACACTGACATAAATTACTTTACAGCAGAGGTATCTTTCAAGTATACTGTATATAACATTTTAACTATGCAAAACAAACTTTATGAACCTTGAACAAATTCAGGAAATGTGGCAGAAAGACTCTGTTATAGATCCAGATAACTTACATGATGAATCATTAAAAATTTCACAACTTCATTCTAAGTATTATACCATATACAACACAATTACTCTGTTAAGGGAAAAAGCAAGAGAAACATACAATAGGGTGAGATTAGAACGCTATAATTATTACACAGGAAAGGCACCGGCAGAGGTTTATATTGAAGAACCATTTCCGTATAAAGTTAGAGATAAAGACGCCTTACAGAGGCATATGGAAGCAGATGAGAGGTTGAATAAAGTTGAGTTAAAAATTAGATATTATGATCTCATGTTAAAATTTCTTGAGGAAATTATTAAAACTATTTCTAATAGAAATTATGCAATTAAAAATGCTATTGAATTCATGAAATTTACTGCAGGATATAACTGAGGCAGAAATGCCTCTTTTTTTATTACAATAAATATTCATAACTGATATGTTATGAATGTCCCATTTGATTATTTCAAAAAAGAATGAAGTTTTTCTTCAGGTTGAAGCAGAACCACACGTCTACTATGAGTTAAGAGACGCATTTCAATTTGAAGTTCCAAATGCAAAATTCTCACCATCTTACAAGAATAAATGGTGGGATGGATTCATTTATTTGTTTAATGTAAATACTCAAGAGATCTATGTAGGTTTATTAGATAAACTGATAAGATTTTGTGAGCAACACAATTATACTTATGAGTTTCGAAACAATAAGTATTACGGCCTTCCTTTTGAAGTAAATGAACATATTTCAAAAGAAGGTGTAAAAGATTATATGAATTCTATTTGTAAGTATTCTCCCCGCGATTATCAAGTTGAGGGAGTATACGACGCTTTAAGACATAATAGAAAGTTGTTGATATCTCCAACTGCCTCTGGAAAGTCGTTGATGATATATTCAATTGTGAGATATTACGTTGAGAAAGGACAAAATATTCTCGTAGTTGTCCCAACGACATCCCTTGTAGAGCAGATGTATAAAGATTTTGAAGATTATGGGTTTGATGTGGGATCATACTGCCACAAGATCTATGCTGGAAAGGAAAGAGAAACAGACTCTCAGGTAATTATTACTACCTGGCAGTCCATCTACAAACTTCCCCGTCAATATTTTTCACGATTTAATGTGGTAGTTGGAGATGAAGCACACCAGTTTAAATCAAAGTCATTAGTATCTATAATGACAAAACTTTCTGACTGCAAATATAGATTTGGATTTACTGGAACTTTAGATGGATCACAAACTCATAAATGGGTTTTGGAAGGATTATTTGGACCTTCTTATAAGATTATTAAAACTGATGAGTTAATGAAAAAAGGTCATGTTGCTACATTAGATATTAATATTCTTCTATTGAAACACCCACCAAATCGCTTTGAAACTTTTGAGGATGAAATTCAATATATTATTAATCATGAAAAGAGAAACAAATTTATTAAAAATCTTGCTCTTGATTTAAAGGGAAATACTTTAATTCTTTTTGCAAGAGTTGAAGGTCATGGCGAACCTTTATACAACTTAATAAATAATAGCAAATCTGATGATCGTCATGTCTTTTTTGTTCATGGTGGAGTGGATACAGAAGATCGTGAAAAAGTCAGAGAAATTACTGAAAAAGAAAATAATGCGATCATTGTGGCTTCATATGGAACTTTTAGTACAGGAATTAACATTAAGAATTTACATAATGTTATTTTTGCATCACCTTCGAAGTCTAGAATCCGCAATCTACAATCTATCGGAAGAGTACTAAGAAAAAGTAATAATAAAGAAAAAGCAACTTTATATGATATTGCCGATGATATCAGTTATAAGTCTAGAAAAAATTATACTCTCAATCATTTAATAGAAAGAATAAAAGTTTATAACGAAGAAAACTTTAATTATGATATTGTAAACATACCACTTAAAAACTAATGGGAGAAGAGTTTTACGCAATTATAAAATTAGTATCAGGAGAAGAGATTATGTCTCTTGTAATGACTGATGATAATGATGGGGATCCTATTGTAATTCTTCAAGATCCTGTTACCATAAAAATGATTAATAATCAACAAGGATCTTATATTAAAGTTAAACCTTGGATAGAAATGTCTGATGATGAATTCTTTATTATAAAACTTGATAAAATTATTACTATGACAGAGACTAAAAATAAAAAAATGATTGATCTTTATAATGATTATATTCAAGATGATACCACAATTGATACTTATCAACCTGGAGGTCTTGTTAAACCATCATCTAAAATGGGATATTTATCTTCAGTAGAAGATGCTCGCAAGAGCCTTGAAAGAATCTTTAAAGGTATTAAAGAAAGCTAAACTCTCATCTTCAACCGGGACAAAGGTAGTCTACACACTTTTGCATACTTTGTCAAGCCTCCTTTTATATGGTATAATAGTGATAACACTTTTAAAAATTTAATATAAAAAATTATTATGCCAAAAGGTAAATCAGAACACTATGTTAACAATAAAGAGTTTTTAGAAGCCTTAATTGTTTATAGGAATAAGGTTGAACAAGACTTTATTAATAAAAATAATAGAAGTCCAACACAAGAAGACAGAGGAAAAAGGTGGGAAGGTAAACCTCCCATACCAAATTATGTTGGAGAATGTTTTTTAAAAATTGCAACTCATCTTTCATATAAACCTAATTTTGTCAATTATATGTTTAGAGATGATATGATTTCTGATGGAATAGAAAATTGCGTTCAGTATATACATAATTTTGATCCAGAAAAGTCAAGTAATCCGTTTTCATATTTTACTCAGATTATTCATTATGCATTTTTGAGAAGAATTGGTAAAGAAAAACGTCAACTAGAAATAAAGACTAAGATCATTGAAAAGACTGGTTTTGATGAAGTCATGATGGTTGATGACGGGTTGCTTTCTGGGCATAGTTCGGAGTATAATTCGATTAAGGACGCCATTCAATATCGTAATAAATGAAGGTAGCAATTATTACAGACACTCACTATGGGTGTAAAAAAGGATCTAAGCATATTCATGATTATTTTGAATTATTTTATAAGAATGTATTTTTTCCTGCCTTAGAAGAACATAAAGTAGAGGCAGTCATTCATATGGGAGATGCCTTTGATAGTCGAAAGTCAATTGACTATCAAAGTCTTGAATGGGCAAAAAGAGTTGTATTTGATCCTCTTAAAAAATATGAAGTTCATATGATTATTGGTAATCATGATACTTATTATAAGAACACTAATAATGTAAATTCTCCAGAACTTCTTCTTCAAACGTACTCCAATATTAGAACTTACAGTAAACCAACTGAAGTTAATGTTGGTGGATTGGATATTTTATTTTTACCTTGGATTAATCAGGAAAATGAGGAACTTAGTTTTAAACTTATTAAAAAGACAACTTGCAAGTGTGCGATGGGGCACCTTGAGTGTCAAGGATTTAGAGTTAATCGACAACTCATCATGGAACATGGTTTGGAAAGCGAATTATTTGAGAAGTTCGATAGGGTCTACTCGGGTCACTATCACACTCGATCGACTAATGGAACAATCTTTTACTTAGGAAATCCTTATGAGATGTATTGGACTGATGTAAATGATACTCGGGGATTTCATATTTTTGATACCGAAACATTAGAACATACTCCAATTAATAATCCTTATAAATTATTCTATAATGTTTATTATGAAGATACACCATATCAACTATTTGATGCCACAGAGTATCAAAATAAAATTGTTAAAGTTATAGTTCGTAAAAAATCAAAACCAAAAGATTTTGAAAAATTTATTGATAAATTTTATAACGTTGGTGTTCAAGAGTTAAAAATTATTGAAAATTTTGAAATTCAGGAAAGTGAGGATTTTAAAGTTGATGAAGATGAAAATACTCTTTCATTATTAAATCGATATATAGATGATTCTGAATTTAATTGTGATAAAAATATTATAAAGACGATCATTCAAGATCTTTATCAACAAGCATCGCAAGTAGAATAAAATGTTTCTTCTAACTCTTAAAGATAGAAAGGATGATGGAGCATATGCCGTTCAAGATCAGTATGGACACAAAGTTTTATTTCTTTTTGAGGAAGAAGATGATGCTACTAGATATGCTTTGATGTTAGAAGATCAAGAAGATGCTGAGATGGATGTGGTTGAAGTTGATGCTGAACTTGCCATAAAAACTTGTAAAATGTACAATTACAAGTATTCTATAATTACTCCTAATGATATTGTAATTCCTCCTAAAAATGTTGTTATTTCATAAGATTAAATATAAAAATTTTCTTTCATCGGGTAATCAATTTACTGAAATTGATTTTCAAAAAAGTAATACAAATCTCATAATTGGTACAAATGGAGCAGGAAAGTCCACTATGTTGGATGCCCTCACTTTTGTTCTATTCAATAAAAGTTTCAGAGGAATCACTAAACCACAACTTGTTAATAGTGTAAATGAAAAGGATTGTTTAGTTGAAATTGAATTCTCAGTTAATAATAAAAAATATTTGGTTAGACGTGGAATTAAACCAAATATTTTTGATATTGAAGTAAATGGAGTTTCTTTACATAAAGAATCTGACGATCGTGCAAATCAAAAAATATTAGAGGAAAGTATACTTAAAGTAAACTATAAATCTTTTACACAAATTGTAATTCTTGGTAGTAGTAATTTTGTACCTTTTATGCAACTTACTTCTTCAAATCGTCGTGAAGTAATTGAAGACCTTTTAGATATTCGTGTTTTTTCTGCTATGGGAAGTCTCCTCAAAGAAAAAATTAAGGAGCAAAAGGAAGAGATTAAATCTTTAAATTTAAAAAAAGACACTCTTAAAGATAAAATTATAATGCAGGAAAGTTTTATTGAAGAACTTGAGAATCGTGGAAATGCCAATATAAATGCCAATAAAGAAAAGATTGCCAATTTAGACAAAGAAATTGGTGTTTATATGGTGGAAAATGCAAAAACAGAAGAAGAAATAGTCAACTATACAAAAGAGCAAGAAGAAGTAGTTGGTGCCGGTGATAAGTTAGTAAAGCTTAACAATTTAAAAGGTAAAATTTCCCAGAAAGTATTAACCATTACTAAAGAGCATAAATTTTTTACTGAAAATACGGTATGCCCTACTTGTACTCAAACTATAGAAGAGGAGTTTCGGTTAAATAGAATTACAGATGCTCAAAATAAGGCAAAGGAACTTAAAGATGGTTATGAAGAACTTGAACAAACAATAAAGTTCGAACAAGAAAGAGAGCGTCAATTCATTGCTCTATCCAAGGAGATTACGAAACTAACGCATGGCATTTCTCAAAACAATACTCGGATTTCCCTCAACCAGAGACAAATCAGAGATCTTGAACATGAAATTCAAACAATTGCCGAGAATCTTGCAAACCGAAATACTGAACATGAAAAGTTAGAAGAATTTAAGAAAAATCTCCAACAGACAATTGAAGATCTCTCAGATAAAAAACAACAAATCGTACATTACGATTTTACCTATTCCTTACTTAAGGATGATGGTGTAAAAACGAAGATTATTAAAAAGTATCTTCCGTTCATAAATCAGCAGGTGAATCGTTATCTTCAAATGATGGATTTTTATATTAATTTCCATTTAAATGAAGAATTTGAGGAAACAATCAAGTCTCCAATTCATGAGAATTTTTCATATTCATCTTTTTCTGAAGGTGAAAAAATGAGAGTAGATTTGTCACTTCTTTTCACATGGAGAGAAGTTGCCAAATTAAAAAATTCTGTCAATACTAATCTGCTGATTATGGATGAGGTATTTGATTCATCTCTTGATGGATTTGGTACTGATGAGTTTCTTAAGATCATTCGTTATGTGATTAAGGATGCTAATATCTTTGTGATTTCTCATAAAACTGGACTAGAGGACAAATTTGAAAGTGTCACAAGATTTGACAAACGCAATGGATTCTCATATAAAGTAGAATCATAAACAAAAAGAACAATGCAAGTTCCCAATCGCTACCACCACTCTAAAAAAGAACAAAAACGAAAACTTAAACCACAAGCACTTCGACAAGCAAAGGTACGTCGTCAAGCACTCAAGAAGCGCCTCTCACGGGGCGCTTCTTTTTTATAAATATCTAAAAAGTCTTTATAGAGATGAGAGATCAAGAATTTATAGATTTGGAAAATGCTTATGCAAAAATTTATGAGCAAGTTCAAAATGAACCAGTTGAAGAAGTTGATAATTATGACGAAATTTTAGAATATCTTCTAAGTGAAGGATATAGTAAAGAAGAGTCTGATCAAATAATGGTCGAACTTGTTAATGAAGCAGGATTAGGTTCTTTATTAAAAGGTGCAAAAGCAGTAGCAGGATTTATTGCAAAAAGGGCAAAAACACCATTAAGAACTGCAGCTACTGATTCACTTATTACTAGCACTGCACTAAATCCAGTATCAACCGCTAAAGTTGCAAAAACTATTGCAAAGTCTGCACCATCTCCAGCACCAATAGTTAGAACAGTAAAAGCACCTCCTGTTAGAACTGCTCCAAAAGGTGCAAATAAAATTACGACCAATGTTTGGAATGAACCAACGGCACCTAGCAGTCGTATAAATCCATCTAAACCTTCTGGAACTAAAGTAACATCCACTAAAGCATTATCTGGCACACCTTCCAGACCAGCACTTCCTTCAGTAGGTAAAACATCTGCAACCGTAAAAGCACCTAAACCAACCTTTAAACCTGAAGCACTTCCTAAAGCAACAAAGTCTGCTGAACCTGGTGGAGCACTAGTTCGTACTAAAGCACCTAAACCAACCTTTAAACCTGAAGCACTTCCTAAGGTTAAGTCATCAGCAGAACCTGGTGGAGCACTTGTACCTACAAGAGCACCTAAACCAACCTTTAAACCTGAAGCACTTCCTAAAGCAACAAAGTTTGCTGAA